GCTGCTCTCCCCGGCCCCTGAGGAGCTATCGCCTGATGAGGCGCTCAGGGCAGAGCAGGCCCGCTGGAAGAAGCAGGCTCAGCTAGAGGTATTGCATTTGCGACGGATGCGCAGGAGGGGGCTTGCGTAATGCCCTCTGCAATGGCTATAGTCGACAGATGACTACTCTCGAACAAGATTCTCTATCCAATCAATTCGGCAATGGGCAGGCTAATATGGGGCTGGGGATGACCCAGGAACAGCAGGCGCTTCAATCGGCGGCCTCAGTTCAAAACTATTCCGTCAACTATTCCCCATCCCCCGACGACGCGGCGCGTCTCTTCTTCTCGGACCCGGCCTGGAAGCTTCGATTCGAGGCCCGCTGTGAGCTAGAGCTGGCGAAGCAGAAGGCCGAGGCGGAGGAGATGATTCGGGAGGGCCAGGAAAAGCTGGCTGCGCTCAGCCCTAGCGAACGTGGCGCAAAGGCCATGCGTGAGTTCAATGTCGCGAAGGCAAGGGGCCGCGCAAAGGCTGCAGCGAAGGCGCCTAAGGCGAAGAAGGCCCCAAGGGGCAATACCCCAAAGAATGTAGGCCTCGCCGAGGGAAGCGCGCTTATGACTAAGGCGCTAGACGCTATCGACGAAGCTGGCACCGAAGGCATCGGCACCATCCGCCTCGGCAAGCTCCTGGGCACCTCCGCCGGTCCCATCGTGGCACCCCTCGTCGAGGCAGGAAAAGTCAAAGTCAAGGGGGCAAAGCGGGGGACGGTTTACTTTTCTGTCTGAGGCGTGCTAGCCTGTCGCCTCAGTGGCGGCATCCCCCATCCAGACGAACCGTTGGTGGAAGCTCAAGGGGCACGAGCTTGCGAATCAAGTCTCGGCGATTTGCACGACTCTAGAGCAGTCTGATGGCGTCCGGCGCACACGATACACGTCCGCCCTTCGGCACTACGAGGGGCGGGCGGTGCTGCTTGATGAGGCCTCGTATTACTGCAACATCGATGTAGTCTACGAGTCGCCAATCTACAACGTATCGCGATCGGCTTGCGACACGGCGAAGGCGGATATCGCTGGACGGCAGAAGCCGAAGCCCATCTTCGTAACCAGCGGAGGCGACTGGCGCGCTCGACGTAAGGCGAAGAAGGCCGACAAATACGTCGAAGGCCAGATGACCCAGCGGCAGGGGCGCTACGCCAATTGCTGGGAGCTGATGACCGAGGTATTCCACGACTCGGCAAAGCTCGGGGTCGGCCTGGCGAAGGTGACGCCCGATGTGAATCGGAAGAAGATTCTCGTCGAGCGGGTTTTCCCCTGGGAGGTCTTCGTCGATCCTCGTGAGGCTCGTTATGGAGCTCCACAGAATCTCTTCCATCGTTATTCGATGGAGACCGATATCGCCATGGAAACCTTCGTCGAATTCGACGACGATGGCGAGCCAGTCGACAATGAGGAAAACTTAGAGATTTACCGGGGCATTCTCTCGGCGCAAAAGCCTCGCTCAGATTCCACGAAGATCATCGAGGCCCTTATAATCAATGAAGCTTGGCGCCTGCCGCTATCCGATGACATGCCGGGAAAGCATGTCATCTGTGTGGAAGGCGCCATTCTTTTCGAGGAAGACTGGCTCGAGCCTGAGTTCCCGTTCGTCATGCTCGCCTGGGAGTACGATACTGTAGGTTTTTGGGCTACAGGGCTCATCGAGGCGCACCAGGTACAGCACGTCATCCTGAACGAATCGGCGATGGGCGCTGCTCGGCGTATGCAAATATGCGCTACGCGGCGCGTTTATTACGACCCAGATGCGCTTGACCCGAACCATCTTGTGGTCGGAGGCGAGAGTGAAGTCCATATCCCCCTCAAAGACCTCACTCGAAAGCCCATTGAGGAGCCTACGCAGCCCGTCTCTCCTCAGGAATTCGAGTGGATTGACGGGAATATTCAGAAATACTTCCAGTTCTGCGGCGTTTCGATGCAAACCGCCGGCGCGACGAAGAGCAAGGGCCTGACCGCGGCCGTCGCCATTGAGGCGGAGACAGACCTAGGCTCGCAGCGGTTCATGCCCAAGGCTAGAGCCTACGAGGAATCCTTCGCGACTCTCGGGCGCCTCATCGTGCGGGCCACGAAGCGTGTCGCCAAGGAGCACAACGGATTCCTCGTTCGTTGGCCTGGCAAACGCTTCTTGCAGGAACTCGACTGGAAAGACGTGTCGCTCGAGGATGACATGTACGAGATCCGCATCAAGACGATATCTGCCCTCTGGCGCGATCCGGCAATGCAGCTGCAGATAGCGCAGGACTTGCATCAGGGCGGAATCATCAATCGCGAGACTTTCCTTCAGATGGCCCAGCTGCCAGACCTCGAAGGCCTGATGAATCGCGAGACGGCAGAGCGCGAATTCCTTGAGGAGCTCTTCGATCGCTACCTCGATTCTATGGATGACTCGGAGCTCGAGGATAATGGCGGCTATGAGGCCCCCGAGCCGTTCATTATCAATAAGCCAGCAGCTATGTGGCTAGCCGTCTCGACATATTGGGAAGCCAGACGCGACAAGGCGCCGATATACTGCCTAGGCCTACTTGAGCGCTGGATTCAGCAGCTCGATAAGCTCATCGCGCCGGCGCCCCAGCAGATGGGAAGTCCCGAGGCTCCAGGCATGATTGCTGCGCCAGGAGCCGCAATGCCGACTGCTCCAGGGGCTCAATCAGGGGCGCCGTTGGCCGCATGAGAAACGTTCCTAAAAACTACGAGGCATTCATCCGGCGGTTCTTTCGGGATGACAGGCTGACATTCGTGGTTGTCGGCGATGAGCTGAAGATGCTTTTGCCGAGCGGGAAGGTCTATTCTGTGCCATGCGACGTGGAGCTCAATTCCCGAGATAATATGGGGAAATTCCTGGAGCGAGAGACCCGGAAGCTGGCTGCTCTCATGTACGACATACCCGACCTGGAAGTGCCGCCGCTTGCGACTTCGGCAAATGTCAAGTAGGATAATCGCCAATGGATGCTGATGTAGCCGCCGCGTGGGAAGCCGCTCAAGCTGAGATAGGGGGCATCTCCCTCGAGGAGGACATCAAGGCAGGCCTGGCTGCGCCTCCGGCTGAGGATGAACCTGCGTCTCCAGCGGAAGAGAAACCCGCTCCTAAGGGCAAGGAGAAGGCGGCAAAGGCCAAGGAAGAGCCGAAGGACGAGCCTGAGGAAAAGGATCTGGGCGGAGGCGTCCGGGATCTGGTTCGCGAGCGGATGAAGCTTCGGCAGAAGGCTGAGGCGCGCGAAAAAGAGTTCCAGACCTACATCCAGCAGGAACGACAGAAGCTGAATGGGATTGCCGAGAAGTATGCGCCCCATCAGGCCTTAGCCGAGGCTGTCGACGCGGGCGACTTCGAGGGAATTGCGCAAGCAGTCGCAAAAATCACCGGGAATGCGGCCATCAAAGACTGGAAGACTCTCCAGGATGAGGCTCTCAAGGCTGCGCAGAGCCCGGGCATCTATCGGGAGGTCCGGAAGCTGAGAGCCGAGCGCGAAGAGGAGCGCCGGCAGCAAGAGGAGCAGCAAAAAGGCTGGCAGCAGCGCCAGCAACAGCAAGAGCGCGCCGAAATGGAGAAGCAATGGCTCTCCAACATCGAGGAAGAACTCTCCGGCGAGGAAGATGAGGCCCTAAAGGGCATGCTTGAGGCAACTGACGGCGTTCCGAACTCGATTTACGCCGTTCAGATGGAGCACCACGGCAAGGAAGGCGAAGTTTTGCCTACGGCCGAGGCTGCCGCCAAGCTCGTGAAGAACGTTTACGAGAAATGGCAAGCTTGGGGCGATTACTTCGAACTCCACAAGGATTCTGCCTTCCTAAAAAAGGCGATCGGCGACCGGGCAGCCGCTAAAAAGCCCGCGAACGGCACCGCTAGCCGAAATAGCGAGTCCGGCGCCACCAGCCGCAATGGTGTGAGGAGCAGTGACGGCAAATTTAAGAAAGCCGCCCCTGCAGTATCCCAAAACCGGACCGCTGAAGCTGGGGCTAACACGTTCAAAACTGAAAAGGACATGGTTCGACATTACGCGCGCCTGATGGAAGAGGCGGCGAAGACCGATCCGATGTTCTTGGAACGAACATAGCGCCAAGCTGAGCGGCTCCATACTTTGGAGTTCCTCATATGGCTGGCTCAACGATCGCGGGATTCACCGCGTTTCTCAAGAACTATTTCAATCCGCAAAAAGTCGAAGACCTCACACGCGCTGGTAAGCCGTTCTTCTCTCGCATCAAGACGAACGAAGACGTCTCCGGCGACATCTGGACCGTACCGATCCTCATCACGAACCCGCAGGGCATCTCGGCGGGTACTCTCGCGAATGCGCAGACGGCTCAATCGGCCGTTGCTGGCGTCAAGTGGCTCATCTCCATGGGTAACTACTTCGGTAGCACACTCATCGGCGATAAGGTCATCATGGCATCCCGTAACAACATGGGCGCGTTTCTCGAGAACAAGAAGACTGAAATTGAGGGTCTGTACGAATCGTTCGCTAATGACATTGCCATCTCGCTTTGGCGAAATGGCGGTGGCGCTATCGGACAGGTCGCGTCGATTTCCTCGAATACGGTCACGCTCACCAAGCCTCAAGACGTCTTCAACTTTGAGGTCAACGAGTTCGTCATGGCCTGTGCGGACGATGGCACGAATACCGGCACGACTCCGCGCACGGGTTCGACCTTCGTCTCGAGCGCTGACCGCAAGAACGGCACCGTAACGCTCAACAGCGTCGGCGGCATCACTGGCCTAGTGGTGGGCGACTTCCTGTTCCGTCTCGGCAATGCTGTGGCAAATACAGGAACGCTGCTCCTCCACGGAGTACAGGCGTATATCACTGCAAGCGACTCTCCCGGAACCCTCTGGGGCGTCACTCGTAGCGGCGCGTTGACCGACGTCCAGCGTCTTTCGGGATGCAAGATGCCGGTCTCGGATGTCAACGGCAAGGGCATCGAGGAGCGCCTCCAGCTCCTTGGCGCCTACATGCAAGGCCGTTACCGCGCCATGACCCAGGGCGGTGACTACGAGGCATGGCTACACCCCGAAGACTGGCACAAGCTCAATCTGAGCTGCCAGAACCGCGGGGAAAGGCCGCTGACTGACGACGAGACGAAGTTCGGTTTCAAGTACATCAACGTCATTGCTGGCGGCAAGGAAATCAAGACCTTCTCCGACCCGTACATGCCGCAGGGATCGGCGTTCATCCTCCGGATGGATAACTTCGTTCTGGGATCGTACGGACCACTCATCTCGCCGGTCAATGTCGACGGGCTCACGCTGCTCCGCCAGGGAACGACGAACGACTATGAGTACCGTCTCAAGTCGTATCCTGAGATGAGCTGCAATGCGCCCGGATTCTCGGGCTTCGTTCCGATCGCCTGAGAGGTGCCAACGGGAGATAAATAGATGCCCAACTACAGCCCACTCGGCACCGCATCAGAAGGAAGCTACTTCGACTATCGGGCAGCGCACCAAGGATCTAGGTCCAAGGTGTCGACCTTCCCGATTGCGACGGGTGGCCTCCCTCTCAATCCGATTGGAACCGGTTCGGCCACTGGCCTGCCGGCTCCGAGCGGATGGCTGCCGATGCCGACCAACTCAATCAACGGGGTCCCGTCCGGGGTCCCGCTCTACTTCCGGAATGAGATGGGCTCTACCCTTCGCAGGGTATCGGCCGGTCTCTATGAGTTCCAGTTCCAGCCGGCGCCTAACGGGGTCATTGATTGCTGGATGGAGCTCTGCACGACGGGTCCGAGGCAACTCAACACCGTCAAGCGGGATATTGCGACCGGGTACATCCAGTTCAATTCGCATACCGCATCCGGGACTATCTCGGACCTCTCAAATGGGGATTGCGTGAGCATTGAATACATTGCCTTCACTGTAGGCAATCCACAGGGAGGCAGCGGACCGTAATGGCCGATAAGCCGAAAGTGGATATCGCCATGCTCTTCGGGAAACCGAAGGGCAAGGATGCCGGCGGAATGGGCGAAGACTATAAGGCCTTAGCCCAAACCATCTTCGACGATACATTGGATGCTGATACTCGTGGAGAAGCGCTGCACGAGTTCATCAAAATGTGTAATGACGAAGAATCCGGCGAAGGCCCTCAGACCGCGGGAGAGGAAGCGACCGAAGCTGAAGGGTACTGATGTCCCGAACGCGAACTCTCGCAGAGCTGAGAGGAGATGTCTGCGCTAAGGCGGACATCGTTGATGGCGGTGCAGGCGGACGCTTTCCCAGCGCTCGCCTGAACCGCTTTATCAACCAGGCAATCCAGCGTTATATCACCATCGTTACCGGCGCCGGAGGGCAGGAGTGGTACATGCAGCGTACCGGTCTTCAGACGATGGGCACATCTGAGGCCGTCGACGCTTCTGGCTGGGCGCCAAATCAATACGTCACGTTGCCTACAGCGTTCTATCAGCTCATCGGGATCGATATCGTGATCGGCGGGTCGACCGTATCGCTGCTCAACTTCGAGCGAGCCGAACGGAACATGTTCAAGGACTCGCCAATCTGGATGCAAGGCAACGGCAAGGGACAGCCGATGTTCTTCCGCATCGTCGGGACCAATGCCGCCGGAGCGCATATCGCGCAAGTCGTCCCGGCCGCTGATGCGGCGTATCAATACGAGGTCTGGTATGTGCCGGAGATTGCCGACCTAGTGGGCGACAACGACACATTCGACGGCCGTGCGGGCTTCGAAGAATTCGTGGTGCTAGAGGCGTGTCTGTACTGCCTCCAGCGAGACGCGAATGTAGCGCCAGCTTATGCCGCTCTTCAGGCTTCCAGGGATGAAATGGAAGCCCAGATGAAGTTCAAGTTTGCCACGATGGACGGACCTGGCCGTCGCATCAACACTGAGGCCCTCAGGAACCGCATGATGCGCTTCACCAGAGGCCACTGGTGGGGCACATGAGGACTGGCGGGGCCTTCCCTCGGCAGGGGCATTTCCCTGGCGACGCTTCGCTCGGAAGGGCCCTGGCGTTGCTCGAGCAGCGTACCGCCGACAAGTTCGATGCCCTCGATCGGAACGACGGCGATGTAGTCGGGAAGTGGATCCCTCTTACCGGGGTCGGGTTAACTCCTTCCGCTATCGGGAACGGTCACATCGGCGGACAATGGCGCAGGGTAGGACTAGACAACGCCGGATTCAGGATACTTCTGCAGGTAGGCACGACGACATCATTTGCTGCGGCAGCCATTCAGATCGTCCCGCCTCCGAATCTCGTCTTTGATGTCAATTCTATGCAATTCCCGCTTAGTGGAGACGCGGCCCCGTTCTTCGTTTCTATGGGCGGGTTCATCGCCGGGGCTTTCACTGGGCGAGGGACGGCAGGGGTCCTCGGAACGGATGGGACAGCTTTGATCCTTGGCGCCGGGTTAGCGGTGTTGGCCGCCGGCGACTTCGTTCTATTCGAGTTCGAGCTGCCCACTAAGAAAGCATCGTGAACAACGACAAGGCGCAATCGGTCGATATTCTGTTCTCCGGCGGAGCCCGGCAGGACTTGAATTCGACCACGGCGCCGCCTGGCTCGCTCGTCCACTGCGATGAGGTGGAGTTCGACGAGCTACATCGGCTGGTCAAGCGTGACGGATTCGAGAACATCGGGATAGCGACCTACTCGAAGACCAATTCCATCACGAAGCCAGTGCGCCGCGTTGCGCAAATGCCATCTAATGAGCGGCTCATCTTCACGGATAGCAATGCCTTCGTGCATTTCCCGACGATCAACAAGATTAGTGAGGCTGGACTAGACGGGCAGACATCTACGATACGCGCCACACTGGAAGATGTTGAGGGGATCGCCGCGGATGAGACGGGAGCGATACTGTTCTGTGATTGCGCATACGCGAATGGACTTTTGGTTGTCGTCTACGATCAGGTAGATGTTACATCAACATTGAATTCTATATTTGTCGATGTGATCGACATGACGGCGGGTACCGGCAAAAATGGCCGAGTGATCAGCCATCAGCTCCTGGCGGCCGGGACAGACTTCAATATTCAACCGAGAGCAGTAGTAAGCGGAGGCTCTAGCGTTGTATTCGTGCTCTGGAAGTCAGGCGCAAACATTAAGTTTTCTAGCGCTAATCTAGCCGCTAGTACCATTTCATTCGGCGCAGCAGCCAATCTCGTCACAGATCTCCTGAACACGGGCACCAACGGATGCTTCGATATAGATCCAATGGTTAGCGGATGGGTCCTTGTCTACAATGTGAATACACCGGGCGCCAAAGTAATCACATATAACTCTACCGCTGTAGTTCAGGCTACCTTTGCTTGGCAGGCCAACGCGGGAGCCATTAACTGGACGCCCAGCTGCCTGACAATAAACGGCAATGTTCTGACTGGGAATATTCGCGGGGCCGGCTACGACCCGGCTACTTTCCGGATGGAAAGCCTGTCGATTGACACCGCTCTCACTACTCCGCAGTATTCGCGTTTCGACCCGGGCCTGGATCATGCCAAGCCAGCTACGCAGATTGCCATGAGGCAGTCGTCGTCGACCACCACGTTGGTGCTTTTTAGCAATTACGCCTCGACGACATTGAGCACGAACCCGCGGGGGCATCTATATTGTTATTCTATGGCGGCCAATGCCGTCATGTCGCTTATTCTCGTTTACGCAAACTATTCGCTCGCGGCCAAGATCTACAGGGATACTCGCGATAGCAATCTGTATGGCGCGGCGCGATTCGATGACGCCACGGGCTTCCAGAGTCATATCCTGATGCTGGACTTTGGGACATCCGGCAAAGGGCCATTCCCTCAATTTCATGTGGCTTCTGGTAGGGTGCCGCTAAAGACTGAGAATACCAAGACTGGCATTGGAGGAGTTGCGGATTTGTCCTCATCTGGGGCTGATCCGGGCAAGTTTGCATTCACTTTCGCTATCAATATCGGCGCTTCCAGCATCAGTGGGAACATGGTTGCCGCGTATGTATGTCGCGCCCGAGGCTTCCAACGATTCTTGAGTACGCCATGCCAAAGCGAAGTCGTTGTCGGTGGCGGGACTCCACTAACATACGATGGGCAACGGCTCGTTGAACTAAGCTTCTACAGCTATCCTATTCTGAATGCCGGAAACCTCGCCCCTCAGGCGATCGGCGGCAATATGCCGCAGGCCATCTTCCAGTATCGAGCCGTTTATGAGTGGACAGACGCCAAGGGGAATAGGCATCAGAGCCCGGCATGTCCGGCCATCACGGTGGACATGAGCGGCGCTCCATATGCAGCAGGGACCAATCAGGTTTTGGTCACATTCCCGGCATACTTCCCCACCCGGAAGCAGGTTCCAACAAATGTGGCGGCCACTGGAACCGCGGACACCTCAACGCCTGTTAGAGTTATTGTCTATCGGACAACAGGCGGCGGATCGATCTTCTATCGAATGGCCATTGGGGCAGTTAATAACAATTCTTCTGCCGCAGATGACACGATAGTCGGGGACTTCTATTCCGATGCAGCCATCTCGGTGAACGAAGTTCTGTACACGAGCGGCGGCGGTCGAGGGGAACTCGCGACAACGGCTCCGCCGCCATCGATCTTCATGACGACTCATGCCCAGCGGCTGTGGGGCGTCGATGGAGAGAATCCTGAGCGCATCTGGGCGACCAAGGTCCTCTCGGAATTCACGGCTCCTGGCTACAACCAGGCGCTGCAGATCCTCATCCCTGGAGCTGGCAAAATCAACGGTCTCGCCGGTCAGGATGGCAAGCTCTACGCACTAGCCACCAACGGCCTCTACCTGGCAGCCTACGGCGATGGGCCCGACAACGCGGGCAACGGCTCCTTCCCCTCACCGCAGCTCATCACGGTGTCAGCTGGATGCACTGAGCCGCGCTCTGTCGTCATCGCGCAGACCGGTATCTTCTACACCGGTCCGGACCACTGGGGTACCGGCATTTATCTCGTGCCTCGAGGCTCCGGAGACCCTATCTCAATAGGCGGCGGCGTTCGCCTCGAGCTTCAGGACAATCCGGTCTGCCGCGGGGCAGTGTGGCGCGCAGACAAGGCTCGTGTAGAATTCCTCATGGTGGACAGCGAGACAGCTCCATCTAGTTCGGTGCTGCTTTACTACCATTATGACTATCCAGATGACAGAGGCATAGGGCAGTGGACCGTTTGCAGGCCGTCGAGTGGTGGGCTTGATAATGCAATGGAGAGCATCGGCCTTTGGGATGGTATTACTGTAATGTCGGGAGACACGACCAGTTTTGGCATTCAGACTTTGGGCGTAGCTAGAGACTTCGGAGGTCCTTTCCCTATTATTTCAGTGGAAACGACGGATATACGGCCATTTGGCATGGTGGGATACGGACAGGTAGCGAGCGTGTCTCTCTTCGGAACCGCAGTGTCAAGCGACTCAATTTTTATCGAGTCAAGTTATGATGGCGGGGACTCATGGCCGGATTCTTTTCAATGGGATGTGGACCTGGAGGCGCCCAATCAGCCGCTTTTGCGGCGGTGGGAGACGCCAACGCAGAAGTTGCCAGAGGGCGGCGCTATTCGTGTTCGCTTTTCGGACCCGGGGATTTTCGACCTCACGCCGGGGCTCTCGATCTTCCACGGAATATCCCTGCAATTCGTGCCGCTGGGCGGCAATCTGCGCATTGACGACTCAAGGAGAGCATAATGCCGACTCTTCCCGATCCATTTCTGCCGCGACGAGTTATCGGAGCGCCGGATAGTTCAGCCCCTGCTCCTGCTCCTGAGCGAACCCAATACACTGGATCCTTTAACGAGACCAATCAAGCCCCTCAATACGGTCCGCAACAGCCGTCGGCACCTCAAACGCAACTAGCCAGCTACAATGGCACATATGGCCCGGGTGCCGCGATGAGCAATTACCTGAGCCCATCCTCGCCGCAGACGGCATCGTACGGTGAGCATCTCACTCCCCAGGCGGTGGGCAGTCCTTTTGATCAAATGAGAAACACTGCGGACTATTACGCGAATAGGATGCGGGAAGGCGCCACCGCTGCGCTTGGCCGCGCCGCGCCTCAGATCAATACGGATGCCACGAATATGTTCGCGCAGGGCACCGGCAACGCGCTCGGCAATGCCAACGCGACGAACCTTTATGGCATCCAGGCTGCCCAGACTGCGGATCGTACTAATCTGTATGGCATGCGTCAGGGCCTCGATATGTCGGCGCTTGCCAATGGCCAAGGAGCGCAGGGGCAATTTGGAGCAGCTGATAGATTGATGGGGTTTTCGCAAATGCCGGCTGGGCCGAGCGTCGCCGAACAACAGCTCCGTATGGGAGGCGACCAGGCGATGCGCCAACAAATGGCCATGGCCGCCGGAGCCCGAGGTGGGAATGCCGCGCTAGCGCTCCAGAATGCTGGTCAAAACCAGGGCGACATCATGGGCAACCTCAACGGACAGCTAGGCATCCAGCGGGCCCAAGAGGACATGGCGAACCGGCAATTCGCCGCAAACGCGGCTCAGGCCGCAGGGAATACCTACGGACAGGCTGCCGGCACTCAGATGAATGCGATGGGCGGAGCAGCCAATATATTTGGAGGCGTTGCCAATAATCAGCTGGGCCAAGGGCAAATCTACGGAGGCATCGCCAATAATCAGCTAGGTCAGGCCAATACGAATCTTGGTCTGACTAATACTTATGCCGGGCTAGCCGCGCAGCAAGCGGGCTTCCAAGGACAACAGAACGAACTCAACGACCGCACAAATCTGGCTCGCGAGGCGCTTGGTTATGGCATCCAGAACGATGAGAGAAATGCGGAATTGCAACAGGGAGCGCTGGATACTCAGAGATACGGTATTGATAGAAATGTAGCGGTGCAACTTCAGCTTCAGCAAAATAAGCAGAATAATGATTTATGGCAGAAGATTCTTGGCGGCAGCATCATGGCTGCTGGCGCTGTTGCTGCTCCTTTTACCGGAGGGGCTAGTCTTGCTGCTGAACCATATGGCGCAAAAGAATTGATGGGGCAGTAATGGCCTTCGGAGCACCCGCTTTCGTCGATTTCGATCCGGATCCATCCGGCACTGGCTATCATTTCAAGAGGCCTACCGGCGAGAGTGTGTACGCCTATGGGGACTACGCCGACCAGCTAGCTCGGAACATCGCCGCTTCTAAGCCTACGGACCAGCGAACCGCGAACAATGCGATGATGTCGACCGAGAGCGATGAGCCAAATCGCTCCGTCCCGGATACGGGGCAGCCCACAATCGGCTCGACCGCTCCGACAGCTCCAGAGCCGGTGCGACAGGGTACGACAGTCGATGCCCAGGGCATTCCGACGAATCTGCCGCCGATGGCTGGAGGTCCTGCGCCTGCGGCTACTCCTCCACCACGACCGCAGATGAGCATCTCTCCGGTTAAGTACGTGGGTGGAACCAATCCGACCGCGATGGCCAAGAACGCCGTTGCCGTTCCTACTGCTGAGTCGATGACCGTCCAGGGTGGCATTCAAGATCCGGCAGAGCGCGAGAAGATGGCGAAGCTCTATGATGAGCAAATCAAGGCGCAGAAAGAAGAAGAGACCGTAACCACGGATATCCTGAAGCAACAGAAGAGCGCGATGGAGACGCAGGCGCTCGATGCTGCGTTGAAGCGTCAGCAGGCCGAGCGTGAGGTCGCTGAGGGCGAAGCGCACAAGACCATGCTTCGGCAGGAATTCCAGAAACGCACGGATATCGCACAGCAAGAACTCGACAAGCAATCAAAGCGCGAAGTGGATCAATTCCGCATGTTCCGCGGACGGCCCGGAGCGCAATTCGCTGGAGTTCTCGCCGGAGCATTAGGAGCATTTGGCCAAGCATTCACAGGGCATAATCCGGCCATGGAGATCATGGGCCGTTTCATGGACAACGACATTGCGGCTCAAAGGCAAGAGATTCAGCAAGGCGTTTCAAAAGCAAACAATGACTTGGCGCGCATCAAAGAAACTTATGGCCTGGATTACGATGATGCGCAATCGGTCCTGAAGCTTGCATACATCAAGAAAGCCGAGTCTGAGGCAGAGCGTCGTGCCGCGCTGATGGGCACGCAAGAAGCGGCGATGAATCTAGCTTCGTTGCGCCCGAAGTTCCTTCAGATGGAGGCCGATACTCATTCCGCGATGCAGGCGAAGCTACTGGGCCAAGTCCAGGTGACGCGGCAGTCCCGCATGATGCAGCCTACACATGGGGGTTTTGTTGCTCGAACGCCAGAAGAGATGGCGAAAGAGGCAGAGGCGAGGGCGCGGATCGTTAAGGCCAATTACGAGTATAGCCATGAGGGCTCGGCTCCTCCGAAGGCAGGAGCTGGAGGGCCAGGGAAATTGCCGGCGCGCATGGCGTCTCAGCAGTCAACGAACCGTTCTGCTCAGGAAGACCTTGTTCAATACATGAAGGAAGACGCGGGCGGGCTCATCGCCCCAAAGGTGCATGGCGCAGGAACTCAAGCGCGCATTGATTTGGAAGCAAAGGCTAATGCAATCGTCGGGAAAGTCGTTGCTGGCAGCAACGGCACGGTTAATGAGGGAGAGATGAACCTTCTGCGAGAAGGGCTTACATCGCCGCTTGAATCTGTTCGCAAGGCGACAGCCAAGAAGCTTCACGAGGCCCTGGTAACAGCGGATAAATATCTCGAACAGCAGCGCGGTACCGTACAAGGCGCCGCTTCAGCCGAAGAGGAAGGGCCAGAGAAGTAATGGCTGGCTGGGTTCGAGCTCCAACCGGGCAACCAGTCTATCAAGACGACTCCGGCAATGTGCATCTTGTCGATGCTACCGGAAAGATCGAGGCCGTTCCGCCGGCTCAGGTCGCTGAGCTTCTCTCAAATCCAGAGCGTACCGGTTACGCGCCGGCTACGCCGCAGCATCTTGAGCAGGCGCAGGCTCAACGCGAATGGGATGACGCCTCGGCGGGCGCAAAAGCCGACTTCTACGCTCGCGAATCGGTGAAGGGCGTCGTTGACGCCGTTACCGGCCTGCCGCGTTTCATCGGCGCCGGAGGCAAGGCGATCGCCGAGCAGATAAACCCCGAAGTCCAGAATATCTCGAACCCGCTCGAGGCCCTCTCCGGCGAAAATCTAGTCGAGAAGCTGGACTCTGTCGTTGCAAGCCCGCAGGAGGCTGCCGCGGCGGCAGAGCAGGCGCGCCGATTCTCCGAGGTAGCCCCTGGCGGCAAGATGGCCGCGAATATCGCCGGTTTCGTGGCTGGCGGGGCGGCCCTGAAGGGCCTGGGTACGGCAGGGAAGATTCTCTCGGGTTCCGAGCTATTCGGGGCCGGTTCGAAAACAGCCCGCATCGCTTCGCTGGCGGCCGAAGGGGCCACACAGGGCTATGTTGGAGGAGCTGAGGAGGCCTGGGTCAAGGACCATGAATTCACCTCCGATGCCATGCTCGCCTCTGCCGGCATGGGCGCAGTCTTCGGCGGTGCCCTCGGCGTGGCACAGGAAGGCGCCAGGGCGGCCGTTTCGGGAGCCAAGAGCATCCTGGCCGAGAAAGTGTTCGGGCGCGCCCCAGCGGCAGCTGGAGCCTCGGAAGAGGCCATCAACCAGATGGCGGCCGATGTGACCGGAGCGACGCCGCCGAAGGGCTTCGCGAAATACTTCAAAGACGCGATGGAGGGCCTCCGGGACAAGATTGAGACCGTTCAGAGCGCCGCGAGCGGGATTCCTAAGGCGGACCTCGAGAGGTTCGGCGGATTGCGTTGGACGGAAGAGGCTATTTCGGCGCGCGAGATGGCGGCGAATCGAGGCCCCATCCTCGAGGCCGTTTCGGGCGATATGACGAAGGCGCTCGACACGATGTATTCGGAATCTCGCCCGATTATGGATGAGGTTTCACGTGCAACAGGAAGGAAGCTTGAGAACATCAAGCCGCTTCTCACCGGTGACACGGAAACAATGATGCAGGCGGCGAAAGCAAAGGGCGAACAGCTCGCTGAGGGCCTCGCCAAACTCGATGATGTGACCGAACGAGGCCGATCCATTCTGGGGGATGGGAAAGCCACAGAGAATCTTCGCTATATCTTCGAAGAGGCGATCGACAAGGTCGGGGCCGCAAAGGAGCCGGCTTCCGCGGTGCATGCCTTGGATGAATTCAAGGCTGCCATGCAGAAGGCCAAGGTCTCGGCGGAGGCCGTGGCTCGCTCAGCCGCCGGCGGAGAGCTGGGAATCGCTCAGGCAAGAGCTCGAGCTGCTTTCGCGAATGATGTTTCTGAAGGAATGAGAACCTATCTCGAGGATTCGTCGGTCTGGGGCAAATTCGGCGAGACACAGGCGCGGGTAAATAAGGCCTATGCCCGCATGCTCGATTCGAACCGTTACGTTTCCGGGCATCTGCTTGAGAAGGTCGGCGACGACTTCGGGGTTCCTCGATATCAGGTCGACCCGGCCAAGGTCTCTCGGTTCGTGGACAAGGTGGGGACCGTTCAAACGCAGACGATCGACCAACTTCTTCGCGACAACATCGCAGCACGGCGTGAGCTCGTGGAGGCCATCCAGGAGGGCTATGGGCTTGGTGGCCATGCCGAGGGGCTAATGAAGGTTCAGGAGGCCACGAAGGCCGCGCAGGCCCTCTTGGACAAGGCTCATGACGTTGTAGGCAAGTCGAACATTGTTGAAGAGATGATGGAGAAGGCAGGTCATTCCTCGCATGGCTCGACCGGAGCTCTTCTTGGCGGCGTCCTTGGCCATGCTCCTGGTGCGGTCGCTGGCATGGCCATTGATGTCCTGATGAATCCGGCCAAGCTGATGCGACAGGCCGTCGCACTCCGGGAAATCGGCCTCAAATGGGGCACCAAGATCGACAATTCCGTCAAAGCGCTCGTGGAAGGAACGGGCACAGCGACTCGCGCAGCGCGCGCAACGGTATCCGGTACGAACCGTTACGCCCGCACGACAGCCGAGCGCTACGCAGCATCGAATGTTGACCAGACGAAGAAGTATGACCGCATCGCGAAGAATCTCGTGACCGCAATGGCCGATCCCGTCGGGACATCGGTCAAAGTCGGAGATGCCGTCGGAAATGTCGACCATTCAATGGTCCGAGACAGCATGATCACAGGCGCAATGCGCGCTGCCGCATTCCTCAATTCGAAGCTTCCGGCTCCGGTCTACGGCAACAATCCGCTTGCTCCGAATCAGATTCAGAGCGTTGCCCCTGCTCAGAAGGCTCGTTTCCTGCGATACTATGAGGCAGTGCAGAATCCGGCCATGGTCTTCGATGAGCTCAAAACAGGAAACGTTCCTCCCGAGCATATCGAGACGCTCAAGAATTGCTATCCTGCGCTCTATCAACGAGCGCAATTGGCAGTCTTCGAGGCGGTCCACAGCGCCACGAATCCGCCAAATTACCAGAAGCGGCTTGCGCTGGCGGAGCTCTTCGACTCGCCGGGAGTCATCGAGCCTACGCTGGATCCTGGCTTCATGGCTCGCCTCTCGCAGACCGCGCAGCAGGGGAACGTCTCGGAGAAGCAACAGGAGCAGAAGTCATCTGCCGCAATGAGACCCTTGGCCGACGGAATGAAGTCGAGCCTAGACAAGATGATGCATTAAGGAGATCCGATGTCAGTCAACGAAAAGCTCTACATGGCAGCGGACCTCCGTGGACCGCGAAACACCTGGGAATCCACGGCTACATCGGTAGCTACCGGGCCGAATCAGGTTGTTAGAAAAGAACCGCTTCCGCATTGTGAAATCGTAGCGCTAGTCGTTACCACCGGAACTAGCCAGCAATTCGATCTGCAGGCTACAGGCTTCTTTGGTGATGCGTATTATCAACAGACATTCGTCCGCATGATCTCTGAGAGCGCGGGGGACATCTGGTATGCGTGGCATCGTACGACGGGTTCGACCATTAGCAATGTGGCCACGGGAGGAGCTACCGGCGTATGCGCATTCCTGCCGTCGAAGACGTACACTGATGAGCTGGCGGCCGGGCGCTATCTCTCGATCCAGACCATCCTCAATGGCGTGGTTCGACTCTGGATCACGAACAGGACGGAATGATGGCTACCTATCGATACCGTTCGAGACACGGCAAGCTGGCAGACATTCAGATTGAGGACTCGCAGCGAGCAGAACTCGAGCGGCTTGTGCTCAGCAAAGGCTTCTCTTTCGTTGCGAAGGACCCGAAGGATTCCCCGCCGCGGATGTCGGCAGACGAGCTGTCGCGCGTTCTGAGCGGGCGAGCGCAGGCCGGTTTTCAGCTTCTCGGCCCTCAACCGAACGGAACGATCGGGCCAGTATGAGCCGTCGACGGACAGCAAGAGACAATCGCGGCCGAATCAATGCATTTGGTAGAGGCGGACCGTCTAGCGGGATTCCTCCGTCGCCTCCTTCTGGGCCAACGCAGCTTTGGACGTTGGTCTCTAGCCAGACATGCCTACGCGCCTGGCAATCGGATTTTGGCATCACAATGGGCGGCACCCCATTGGCTAGCGGGACTACTCCGCCGGCTGTTACCTTGACCGGTTCAGCTAGCGGCAATGTCGCCTTCAGGATGGAGATTCAGACCACTGGTGCTCTAGGGGCATCAACATTCCGATACGGAGCCGCCAATGATGGGACGACATCCACGTGGATTGAGCAGAACGTCCCCACAGCAGCTACGTATGCCGCAATTGGGGCCCTCGCCGGAGTTACCATCAACTTCCCGGCAGGCACATACACCAACGATAACGTATACCAGGGGACGCTATCGGCATGGACCGATCAGGTCAATGCGAAGGCCGCGTCGCAGGCCTCAGCGGGACTACAGCCCCGGATTCTGATTCCTGCGATTAACCATCCAGCGTTCAGGTTTGATGGGGGCAACGACGTCATCACCGAGACCACATTGGACCTGCCGCCTCCCGGCACTACCCCAACGTACTTCTGGGGAGTGGCCAGTGTTGTCAGCTGGGTGGTCACCAGGGCGATGATGGCTACTGGCAATGCCGGCTCAACGATGGTCATTGGCTCCGGCGGCGAGGTAACCCCGAACTGGCACTTTTCCAACGGCGCCGTTTCTCCGTCCAACGGTGGCGCGACTGTAGGCTCATATTTCCAGCTGGAAGTGGGATGCTCTAACGTAGCCGGGGACTTCTTCAAGCTCGGCGCCACGACAGTGACCGGAATATTGGGCAACTCCGACTCTGCCGCCGGAATTAACCTTGGCGCAGCAACTACCGGAGCTTTCCAAGCCAACATGGATTGGGTCGTTCTTCTGATCTTTAGCGGCATTCCTACCGCTGGTGAAAGGAATGCATTGACATCCGCGGCGGCCAGCATGTATCCGGGGATATTGCAGTGATGCCTATTCTAATTACCACAGGCTCCGTTCAGTCGGATGCGGACATTTGCAATAGGCTGACTGTGGATGCGCCCGTTTCTGGCATACACATAGGGCCCGGAGTACATGTCGCAATCCCAGTGGATTGGCAGGCGCGATGCGTGGCGGGTGAGGTTATCCCCGGATGCAACTTTCATAAGATCGACATTGCCCCGAATGCAGTGGTGAGCATGATCGCCACCGACAAGGCAAACGCCAACGTCCGAATCCCCGCCAACGTCGTCGGCGCGAATGCGACAGCGGTCGCGAACCTCATTTCCAGGCTAAACGCGGGGACTGTCATCCCGAATTGAGCACACATGAAGATATTAATCGTCGCAATGTTCGCTGGCAGCGTCAACAACTGCACACCAACACCGACTCCGGCTCCTCCTCCGGTGCCTAGCGGCGTTCCGACGACATCGGATTGCGATTCTGCCTGCGCGACAGCCGCGTGCGCCAAGCCGGCAATGACCGTGGCACTCTGCGCGGCTAGATGCACAGAGGCCCTGAAGCAGCTCGAGGGCACCACTGCGGATTGCGTCGCTAGGCAACTAATGTGTAGTGAGGCCTGCCAATGAGGCATATCGCGGTCATCAATACGAGCAAGCTAGTCTCGGTCTCCGATGAACTCAGCATGACAATCGCCTGCGCGAAACAAGCCAGGGAACACGCCGCTCCGGCATGGGGCATCGATATTCCCGCGATCTCCTTCGCGGCGGATGAGGCCCACGTGATGCCTGGCACGGAGAAGATATTCATCTTCGACGATTCGGACGTCGCTGGCGCGCTCGGCTATCATGACGTGACCCCGATGGGAGACCCCTATGCGCGTGTCTTCGTGCGCGACACGCTGGATAGTGGAGGCAGCGTGCT